GACCCTGCGTTTAAGTCTTTTAAATATAAATGTATATGGTTTGGATTAGAAGAGTCTGAGGAAGAATTTGATATTAGTGTACTACAATATGCCATCTCTAAATATTTCAATAAACATTGTACACAAGATGAATTATTAAGCAGGATAGAGCCTATTTCGGAAGAAGTAATTGCTATGATAAAATCAGATCCTGTTCAAAGGTATTTCGACACTGTAAAATCTTTCACCAAATTTGACGACCAAACTGGCCATGCTACAGGTATTTATAAAACTTGTCAAGAGTATTCAAAAGAAATTGGTGAGCACCATTATAAAGAAAAACAATTGAGTGGGGGTAAAGTGATTAATATTTACAGTCATTACACTCAAAACGACCCTAATGAAATAGTGGCAGTAGTTATAGATAACGTAAACATTTTGGAATTAGAAAAAAATGAATTAGGAATGTCGCTTGATTTGTCAGGATGTATAGATAGACTTGTGAATACTTATATGAGAAAGCAAGTTACAAAGCATTGGAAATGGCATGTATGTTGTGTACAACAGCAACAAATGGCAGCAGGGGACCTAAACCACTATAAAGCAGGTAAGCTTGAGCCTGAGCCTCAGAAATTAGGAGATAATATAAAGGTAGCAAGATCTTACCAAGTTATCTTAGGATTATTTTCTCCTTATAAGCACAAAATGACAAATTACTATAAGTATCCGATTTTAGCTTCTGATAGAGTAGATGGCTTTGAAGAATGCTTTAGAACTATTCATATTTGTAAAAACCGATTCGGTAGAACAGGAGTTGCAGAACCTTTGTTTTTCAACCCTAAAGGCTTTAGTTTTTTCAGTATGCCAAAAAATGATGACACCCAAAATTTAAACCAATTATTAACCTATAAACAACAAATTTTAAAAGATGAGTAATTTAACATTGCCAACAGGGAAGATTGCCCCTTCAGTAGTCAATCCAAGAACTATGGTTATTTTTAGCCAGAAAAAGACGGGGAAAACCCACGCACTCAGTGAGTTGGAGGATAACCTGATTATTAACTTCGAGCACGGAGCAGATTTCTATGAATCCATGAGGATTAACATAGATTCCCTGCAACAGTTTGATGAATTAGCTAAACTTTTCCACAAAGAAACCCCTCATTACAAGTTTATTACACTTGATACGGTGACTTCTTTGAAAGAGAAGCTATTGAATCAATTAGCAGTGAGAACCTATAACAAAGATACAGGTAAATCAGAAGCTGCTGACTTTGATATTGATAGACTAGAGTATGGAAAAGGTCAAGTCTATAAACGAGAAGCCTTATTCAAAATTATGGAATTCTTTACAAGATTCTGTGATACGTTGATTATTGTAGGACACGTTTCGGATAAATCAATCTCTACTTCAGGACAAACAATTAAAGAGCTGAATCTTGAAGGTAAGTTGAAAGATTTACTTGCTCTAAGAGTAGATGCAATTGGGTATATGTATAGAAATACAGAAAAACCAAATGTAAATATGCTTTCATTTATCCACTCTGAAGAAATTGTAGGTGGCACAAGATGTAAGCACCTTAGAAACAAGGAGTTTGAAATCTCAGAACTTATAAATGATGATAAGCTAGAGACTCATTGGGACAAGATTTTTATTTAATAACACACAAACAATATTTTTAATTTTTAATTTTTTTAAACATGAACAACAATGTCAAAACGTCATCTGGTTCAGGAACCAGAAAACTATTCTACGGAGTATCTACTTTTATTCCTAGTATGATTAACCCTAACAAAGCTGCCCTATCTGCATTCTTAGGAAAAGATTTGGAAAAAGAACCTGAATATCTAACTACAAAAGATATAGATGGTAAACAAGTGAGAGTGTTAAAGCTTGATATTTGGGGAACTCTTCCTCAAGCCGAAAACACAAAAACAAAGATTACATTTTGGCTTGAAGCTAGACACGATATTTCAAAAAGTGGAAAGCAAAAATACATTAATGGACAAGGGCTTACTTCTTATAATGAAGACCCTGCTGTTATGAATAAAAACAAAGTGTGGTATTATGGAGACAACCAAAGAAAAGCAATGGTGGGAGAAGATGCCGTAGTGGACTTTTTCATAATCTTGAAAAACTGGGAAACTGAGTTGTCAAAATACACTCTGAAAGATGGAGATATTCCAAGTATTTTTCTTCCATTAGAGAAATTGTTTAAGCAAGATTATTCTGACATAAATCCGTTATTTGAAGAAGGAAGAGGAATCAAAGTTTATGTAGGTATTCGTTCAAGTGAAAGTAATGGCAAGACATATTATGATATGGATATTTATACCAAAGCTTTCATAAAAGACTATCCTGGGATTAAAAGCTTTGATAAAATCATTAATGCTCTAAAAGGAGAGTATTCTGCATTTAAAAAGAATATTGCTCCAATCACATCTAACTTCCAAGAATTTGACCCAAATGAATTAGTAACAGAGGAAAATACTTCCGCAGCAAGTAACAATAGTTTTGATGACGAACTTCCATTTTAATCAATAATTATGTTCACTTTAGATCAACAGAGCGATATATGGAGAAATTACTTTGGAAGTTGGGAAAGTAAGGGTACTTATAGTAATCCGCTAAGGCATGATAAAAGCCCTAAATGCTATTTTAAAGTTATCAATGATAAGATTTTATTTATAGATTGGGCACATCATCCTACACATTCTGACTGTATTTCTTTTGTATCGCAAAAGTATAACTTAACAAATAAAGAAGCTATTACAAAAATAAATTATGATTTAAAGTACACGGATAGAGTGAAGGGAGGTTTTTCAGGAGAAAACAAAGGGGTGGCAGTAACACCCCTTTCTTCTTCTGTAAATAAAGATAAATACACTCAACAAGTAGCGGAGAAGATAAATTATTCTGTAATAAAGAAAAACTTCTTTGCAAAGGAAGATATTGATTACTGGAAAAAATTTGGTATTACAGAAGCTACATTAAAAAAATATGATGTATGCCCTGTAAAGTTTGTTTTAAGAAATGGAGTACTAAACTATTCTAGTGGTGAATATAATCCTATATTCGGATACTACCAAAATAATCAGCTTTTTAAAGTATATAATCCACTAGGTATTCCTATGCAAAAGTGGAGAACAATTAAAGCAGTGCTAGAGGGCTACCCACAACTTGAGTATAAAACAAATGTATGCTTTATCACTTCTTCTTTAAAGGATACTATGTGCTTAGATTCTTTAGGATATGATGCATTTAATTTGCCATCAGAAAATAGCTACAAAATACTACTTCCTATAATTGAAGAACTATTTAGCAAGTTTGACCATGTTTTCGTATATCTCAACAATGACGAAGCGGGCAAGAGATTTTCAAGACTATTAACCCTAGAGATTGATAATAGATTGAAATATATCAACAACCCTTCTTATTGGGCACAAACAGATCCTTCCGATGTTATCAAAGATTTAGGAGTAGAGCCTTTAAAGGAAGTTATAAAAGAAAAATTTTCAAGAGACAAGGTTATTTTAACAAATAAAAATTAATAAAAATGATAGTAAAAATAAAAAAATTGAGTGAACTTGCGGTGATACCAGCTTACGGAAAGCCAGGAGACGCAGGAATGGATTTAACCGCTACAAGCTTAACTATTGATGAGTTCGGAAATTACGAGTATGGAACAGACTTAGCTATAAAAATCCCAGAAGGACACGTTGGGCTTATATTCCCAAGAAGTAGTATTTGCAAGGTGACACAATCATTGACAAATTCCGTAGGAGTTATAGATTCGCAATACGTTGGAGAAATAAAATTCAAGTTCAAGCCTACTATGAAAATGCCTAATGGAAACGAAAAAGCAAAATCAATGTATGAGGTGGGAGAAAGAATAGGGCAATTGATAATCATGCCTTACCCTAAAATAGAATTTGAAGAAGTGGATGAATTACCTACAACTGAAAGAGGAGATGGGGGATTTGGCAGCACAGGATTTTAATAAACTAAATAAAATTTCAAAGCTAAAAAAATTAATCACCATTGTTTATTAAAAAACCAGTATATTTGCATAAAATTAAAATTATTTATTATGACCACACTTGAATACATATTATTGGCCACTAACATACTAGGGATGGTGACAATTTACATTCTACTAAAAGAATATAGAAGAATTGAAAAAGACTTCAAAGAATATCTACTAGAATCAGTTACATTTTTAGAAGAAACCTTAAAAGATTTGGATAAACTTCAGACCGCTTTAGATGAGGTTAAAACAAAACCAGTGGTTAAACCAAAAACTCCTAAAAATGAGAAAAAAACAATCACTAAATAGGATTGTAAAAGAATACAAAGACGCTACAAGACAGGAAATATGGGAAGGAGTTAGAGATAACTTTATTTGGGGCTTTCTAGGATCTATAATAATAGTATTTGTCTCTACTAAATCTGATATTGCTGTCTTGGGGTCTTATATAGTTTATTATACATTTTTAAGCAAAATTATTAATAGGCCAAAATACGTTACAGATTTAGGAAAATTAGTGGTGTTTCCTATTAGCTCTGCGACAGGAGCCTTTACAGGATATAAGCTTTCTTCATACATTTTAACTCTTATTTAACATGAAAGACAATTTAAAAAAAATAATTCCTTTATTAGTATTTCAAAATAGTAGTTTTTATGAAATACTTGTCATACAAAACTCTAATAAACAAGTAATTAAGCATTACATGGTAGATAGTTTGCAAAATTTAATGGCTAATTACGATGAAATGAAACGTATTGCTGATTATTTAGATGCTAGTGTATATATTAAACTAGGCTCTTATTCTAAAGAAAAACTAGGATATAAAATAATAGAAACCTTGTCTAAAAAATTAGAGAAGCAAGAATTAGAATACTCTTTATTAATTGAGGAATCTATCGGCAACTTAAAATCAAATTTTGAGCATTGGATAATAGATATAGATTTTAAAGATGTATCTGATACTGATATTATTAGAATTCAAAAGGCAATTAATGATTGTGAACCTGGAGGTAAAAATATTATAGCAGAGATACCTACACCTAATGGGGCACATATTATTACAAGACCCTTTAATACTAACCAATTCATACCCCACCAAGATGTCTTTTATAAATGCAAAGTGAATAAAGACAGCTCTACAATTTTATATACTAATAGTAAATAAAACATTAATACAGACAACCTTATTAATTAAAATAATCTCAAATAAAATTAAAATTTTTTTATATTTTTGTAGCTACTAAATTACAAATCTATAAAATGAGAACACTTAAACTATTGATTATAAGCTTATTAGCTTGTATAAACATTTATGGACAAACAGGCCCCGCAGCTCCTTCTACTGGTATATGGGCATTAATTGACACCGCTTATAATGTAGGAACAACTACACAAGGATTTACAAAAGCAAGAGTTACATTAAAAAATACCACCACTACAAAAGTAACAGGTGTGCAATTCAGAGTTTTTTATGACAAAGTTGCTTTTAAAAACTCAGGGGTTAGCTTAGTGGGAAGTACAACCAATCTTGATTTACAATATGTAACGGATTCTGTAAATGGATTTTCAACTATAACATTAATTTATACAGGTAATAGTAGTGCTTATTCCCTTGCTAATGGAGAAACTTTTGAGCTTACTCTTACACACGCTGCTCCATCTATTTTTAATAATTTAACTTTTATAGACTCTTTGAAATTTTCAGGAGTATCTACCTTTCCTCAATATGCTTCTACACAAGCAGGTATGGATACTACTTTAGGACTATACAGTTATAATGGAGAATTCAAAAGACCAAAACTTAACTTCAAAGGTACCTTCGCAAATGTGAATGGAACTGGAGCTAAAAATTTAACTTTATCTTTAGAGAAAAAACCTAAGTCAGGGTCAACTTGGGCTCAAGTAAATTCTTATAAAACTAATATTGCAGGTAAGTTTTCATTCTCAGAAACATTGGATACTACTTTCTGGGATGTAAGATTAGCAGTTAAAGGGGATACAATGGGTGTAGGTAATGTAGTTTCTACAACAGACGCTCAATTGATTAACCAATGGGTATTGGGTGTGGGTACCCCAAAAGATTTTGATTTCTATGCTGCGGATGTAAATGGCAATTCTAATATTACAGTGGCGGATGCTTTTGGAGTATTTGGAAGAGTAGCAGGAAGAATAACAAGTTGGTCTAATAATGTAAAAGATATTAAATTCTTTACAGCAGCAGAATATGCTACAATTACAGGAACACCTACAACAAACTATACATCAACTATTTCAGGTGTAACTAATTTTTACTTTGATATATTGCCAGGGCAACCTGACTCGGTTACATATTATGTAGTGGTTCCAGGAGATGCTAACTCTACAGGATACAATATGGCTAGAACAACTCCAATGGAAATCCTTATAAATGGTCCACAAGATTTAGACCCTCAAACTCACAGAGTTATTGATACAAAAGTGGAATATGATTTCCCTACTAATAATATTGAGTTAACTGTCCCTAAATTAAATGTAAATGAAGGAAATATGGTTAATATCCCTGTAAGTTTAAAATCTGACAGCATCAATGTATTGGCTTTGCAATTTGGGTTGAAATATGATAGCACACTTCTTAATTTTAAAGGAATCTACTCTAGTGCTAATACACAAAAATGGTTCACTTATGTAAATCCTAGTGAAGGAGAAATTTCTTGGGGAGGATATGATCCAAGTAACAATACTAATCCTTTAAAAAATGGAGATGAAATTATTACATTTCAGTTTTTAGCATTAAAACCTCAAGCTGATTGGGGAGTTAGTCCTCTTTACACTTCAAGTAAATTTGCAGGAAACGTACAATCAAAAGATTTATCTCTATCTCCTAGTAATAATATTATACAAGTGAGAAAAATGTCTCCCACTAATATTGGAAGAATTATAGATGCTAACACTATGGAAGTTTATCCAAATCCTACAACGGGAATTATAGATATTGTTTTTAATGTAGAAGAAAGCACAAATGCCACATTATCAGTTTATGATATATTGGGTAGCTTACGCATTACAGTATTATCAGAACCTGTAGCAAAAGGACAATACACTTATAGAGCGGATTTAGGTACACTATCTGCGGGAATTTATACAGCAAAATTGCTATTAGATAACAAAAGTGTGCTAGTTTCAAAAATTATTAAACAATAAAAATAAATATTATGTCAGAAGAAATTCAAAACGATGGTTCTATGGATAGTTTGAAAAAAACTATTATCGGAGCAATAGGTACATTAGTTACAGCAGCAGGTGTGTGGGCTTCTACACATTTGTTTGGAGGAGAAACTGAGCACAAAGAAGAAGTTAAAACTGAAGCGTCTGCTCCTGTGGCACCAATCGTAGTTAATATTGAGAATACTAACCAACAAAAACAAAGTGCAGCTCCTACTACAATCATTAGAGAAAAAGTTGTAGAAAAACCTGCTAAAAAAGAGAAATCTGAAGATGAAAGTCCTTGGTAGTCTATTATTTTTACCTTTATTTACATTCTCCCAAATAGGCTCTATTAAAACAGAGTCCTACACTGCCGATTTTGAAAAGAAACAAAGTTTAGCAGTGGTATCTGACTATGATGATACCTTACAGGTTCCAATTTCTATTTTAAAAATAGGGTTTAATGAAGAATTATATGAGGCCTATCCCGAACTTAAAGAAAAGAAAGTGGGGCTTGGGGTCACTAATATTGTAACAGAATACTTCTTGTCTACTAATAGATTTGTAATAACGGAAGATAAGTCTGATATTAAAAATAAAATGGTGGCTCAGGATAAAGCATCAAGAAAAGGAATATCTTCTAATAAGATAGAAGTGTTTGGCCATGTTATATTAGCTCAATACTTTGTGTATTGTGAAATTTACGATTTTTCAGTGTCAGAAGATGAAGTGGTAAAAATAAGTGGAAAAGCAGAAGTTACCCAAACTACAAGACTAGGGTTGCAATGTAAATTTGTAGATGCAACAACAGGGGAAATTATAGTGGGGTCTGGACTAGGAGAAGCTAACACTGTTAAAAAATCTTCTATTCTTTCTGATATTGATGATATTAAGTTTAATCAATCTACAATAGGAATCACCACCAAGAAATCTCTTGAAACTGCTGCATCCAGAGTTATAACGAGATTAATTAAAAAAGGTGTTTTTAAGAAATAAACTAATTAGCTTACTAATATCCTTTTATGTAAACACCTTTGTTTACAGTCAAACTTATTCCTACAAATATACTGACCCTTGTACACAAGTAGCTAAAACTATTAGTGTCCCTCTTAATGGAAGTACAAAAGTTTCCTATTATGGAAACACAGAAAATTTCACATACTATGATTTTGTTTCAGGTGCGTTTCAAACATGGTCAGATAATTTATTCAATAAGTTTAAAAACAGTTCACCTTGTGGAGAAGCTATTGGTACTCCCACAGTTATGAATATTGGGCAGGGACAAGTGCTGAACACTGTAGGAATAATAAACTCCATATCAAATATTGCAGAAACTATTGGATCTGCTACTACGGGAATGACAGAAAGTTTAGTTTCTTCTACAACTCCTAGTTCAATAGGAGAG